CGCTAGTATAAAAGTTCATATATCCTCCAAACTTACACTTAGCTTATATTGTAACCTATTCTATCAAGAAAGTCAACTACGAATTTTATCACCATCGTAACTTTTAAAAGCCCAGTAACGCTCTTCGCACCACCAGCATTTTTTGCATGGCACTTTTTGATCACCAGCACAGCTAGATGTTAAAGCGGATAGATCACTTAATCCTAGTGTCCTATATTGGTGAGCTATAAATTTCTTATCAACAGTAGCAAAAGGAAACCTTAAAGGAGCTTCTTTGGACATTTCAATGACTTCTTCTTCCGTAAAGTCATATTTATCTTCATTCCAATTTGGGCGTTTTCTATCAGGCATACCTAATGTCATTGATGTAATCATATCTTCTATGTCGTATTTGTTCTTTAAATATATGTAGTTGGGGAAAAACCACTCATATTTTCCTACGGCTTTGTTTTTATAAAATGCAAAAGTATGCAGAGGTGGAACCTCTATATTAAAAAGAGATACTATATATTCGTATACAGCATCAGCCGCTTCATAACTTCTAGCTACTGTTCTGAATGTATCATATCCATGCATTGCATATACTAGAGTGTCTTGATTTCGGTCAGATAAAGTTTTTAATAAGCAATAAAATGCTAATGTAGAATCAGCCCCCCCAGAGAGAGATAATCCAACAGACTTTATATCCGTAGGAAATGATTCAAAATAGTCTAGGGAAGTTGTGCCATCAGTTAATATCATAATACTCTTACTCTCTCTCACTTAACTTATATTGTATACTAAAGGGGCAAAAATGTCAACACCCTTGCCCCTATTGTTCTTATAGTTTTTTAAGCTCTAACATACATCTCTTGGCTTGAGTATGATACCCCTGCCTTGCGAGTTCCACTGCCGCTCTTTTGTAACCCCCCATCAGAAACCATCGTTCTAATGAAGACCACAAACCCGACAAGGGCGAGAATATATAGTTGTCTACTAAAACTGTCATTAGACCCATCCCTTCAGATTTGTATTCTGTTTGCAATTTATTACAGTTGCAACAATGGGTTTCTGTCTAGCTATGTAGTGGATATCACCTCTGCTTAATCCTATGTCGGCTAGTTCATAATCAGACAGTCTCCCAAGCTCTCTCTCAGTTTGTCGTATTGCTGATTTAGTTTCGGCAATGGCTCCAAGTTTAGAGAAGAATCTTAGTATCGTCTGTATTAAGTCACTTATCGGACTCAGTAAGTAGTTGGCTTGTAGTAGTATTAATTGTGTCATGTTGTTTCCTCGTTTGACCAATATTGATTTTACGAGGACGCATTTCTTCTGGGACGCTATACTGCAAGTCTATTGCCAGAATACCATCTTGAATATCTGCTCCGTTTACTTTTACGTGTTCGGACAGCCTAAAGGTTCGTTTAAATTTCTTTGTCGAAATACCACGATGGATGAACTCTCTACCTTTAGAGACGTGTTCCCCTGTGATTGTTAAAGTTCTATCTTTAACCTCTACAGATATCTCATCCTGTGTAAACCCAGCCACAGCAAGTTCGATGAGGTATTGATCATCTCCATGCTTTATAACGTTATGTGGTGGGTAGTGGTCTTGAGCGTGTTTAGCAGTAAATTCTAGTTCGCTAAACAGATGGTCAAATCCAACAAAAGATGAACGTGGGAATAGTTGATGTAAGCCTGTCATGTGTATCTCCTTTGATCAAGCAAGATTATGTTATAGCCAGATTATCTGCACTACAACATTATTTATAACTTTTAATATAACACTAGTTATGCTATTTGTCAATACCTCATATGAAAAAACTGGCTCTGGGGGAAGGAGTCGAACCTTCAAAGCTTTCGCTACACGATAAACAGTCGTGCGTGTTTGCCAGTTTCACCACCCCAGATTATATTTTATATCGTTTCGATAGCTTGAAGGGCTGGTATCAGTCTAGTAATACCAATGCCGCCACCGACTCTAGGGAAGAAGTCAAACTTAAAGAACTTTTCTAGTTCTGCTTCAACTCTCTCTTTACCAAATAGTTCAAACAATAACTTTGAATATGCTCCATCTGTTATGCTGTAGAACGTATCTCGCATCATATCTACGTCACAACTACGTTCAGCACTACCGATTGTTTCCATGCCACCCAAGATAACATCAATCTTCTTACTGGTCTTTCCACCTTCATTTCTACTCATATTCCAGAAGGGGCTAGTCATCTCAGGGAAGTCTGTGATTAAGGTTGGTCCAAACTTTGCTTCCATATCAAGTTCATGTTGTGCGTCCATTTCAACATCAGAACCAATACCAAAGTGTGTCTGCCACTCAGCATATGTTTTTTCTGTAGGATCTTTGAACCCCATATATTCACACAACTCATATTCCATTGCCTTAAGATCATTTATATCACCGGGCATTTCGAACTCAAACATTGGGAAGATTATGTCATGGCGTCCGGGGATTGCGTTTGGCTCTTGTCTATATGACGTGGAGACACAAAAAAAGCCCTGTGAAGAGGGCTTGGTAAGCAATTCATGCTCTAACCACATCTGGCCTGTTTGCGGAAGAGGCCACGTTTCCCCTGCATAATTATATGTTGCCACATTAAACGGGTCTTCACAGGCGGCTAGGATACTCAATCTATTCTGTGTGTGTACTTCTAAAAATCCTTTAGACAAAAAAAATGACCTTAAAAGGCCAACTGTGTCTGTAAATTTTTGGGGGTCTATTAGTTGCGTCATTATTTTTCCTTCATTACCTGACTCACATTGAGGTTATTTATACAAGTAAAAACTAAAAACTTACACCCAACCAAAAGAAAAACCTACTCTCGAACTATCAGGTATTGCATAATGATAAACTCCCTTAGGCACATATACAAAATCGCCTTGAACTAATCTTCTGGAGAATGTAGATTTGCTTGTCATAGTCTGTGTCTCATCATTATAGTCACACCCATCCTCAAATATCTTCCAAGGCATAGATCCTTGTATCATCAAAAACAATACGTGCATTGGATCACGGTGAGGTGGAGATGCTATGGCATTAGGACTAAAGCCAGCATAACAATGGCAAGATATGCCGACATTATTGATCAGAGTTCCAAGCAACACTTTTATCTGCCGAACTATAGGAAAATCTTCAGATGTAGGATTGCAAAATATTTTATGTGGATCTCTTGCTCTTTTGTTACCGTTAAGAAAAGATGCGTCAAAGTATGGTACTAAATCATTCCAATCAGGAAAAGCACTCTCTGGTATATTCGATGCACCATGAAGAGCTTTCCTGTTGGTTATGGCTTCTTTTAATCCCTCTGGTATCATTGCTGTTTATTCCCAATATTATACTTAGGACAAAGCTCCCATTCACTCTTCTCTTTAAAAGGAATAATCTTAATCAGACGCAGAGGAGCACAAGAATATTCAGCATCCTTTATTGCCCAATCAAGCAACCCCCAATCACTCAACAATGTAGCGATTGTGTTTCTGCGCTCTAAGTCGCTCTCTTCTAGATTAGCTTTCTTACCATCAAGCATGAATAGTTCTTTAAAGTGAACTATAAAGTATCTACCTTGCTTGTGTAATATATGACATGATTGAAATAGTTTTTTATCTTTGCGGGAAGCTACACCAATACGTGTAAGCGTTTCTCTTATTTTTAAAAAATCATCTGGCTCATTTAGAGTGACTTCAAGCATATCACTTGGCACCCATTTTACAATGTTATTTTCTTCCACCTTTGCTCACCTTCTTTATTATTATTTTTATCTGATCAGGTGATAATAGGGGGAGAACTTGTTTGGCTTTTTCTTTGCTATAACCATAGTATTCTTGAACCGCATCAATATCACTTTCACTTTCGGCTTTCATCCATTTAGAAAAACGTTTCCGCTTCCTGATGATATTTATAAGAAAATGATATTGTAGTTTTTTGTCGAGGTGGTGGTATTGGTTCACCACATTTGCAAGACCGACAGTATCAGCAAAATAACTAAGAGAACGATTAATATAGAAAGCGTTATAGACATTTGCGTCTTTATCGTCCTTCATAAGATCTACCTTAGAAGTATTTATACTTGTGACATAATCAAAAAGTTTTGGCATTAAAATTCTTGTTCCCCATTACCCTCAGGCCACTCAGTAAATGCATATGGCTCAAGCCTTGCTTGGTTTATAATATTAGATAGTTCTTGTTCACTATACTCT